AGTCTGCGCACGCGCGCGAGGGTTGGATCATGGGGGGGTCTTGGTAGTCGAATGACACGGAAAAACACGAGTAAAAAGCAGAACGGCTCGATAGAACAGCAATGGCCCGCTGATGCAGTGGAGCGCGTGGCCATCGATGGGCTTATTCCTTACGCGCGCAATGCCCGCACGCACTCAGACGAGCAGGTCGCACAGATTGCCGCATCGATGCGCGAATGGGGATTCACTAATCCGATTCTGGTAGACGAGGAAGGTACGATCATAGCGGGTCATGGTCGCATTCTGGCCGCGAGGAAACTGGATCTGAAACAGGTCCCGGTCATGACAGCGAGGGGTTGGAGTGAAGCGCAGAAACGCGCATACGTTATCGCTGACAACAAGATCGCGTTGAATGCAGGATGGGATCCTGAACTGCTCGCGGTTGAACTGGATGAGTTGCGTGACCTGTCGTTCGACATGGACCTTCTAGGCTTCGCGGCGGCGGAACTGAACGACCTGATCGGCACGGACAAGACCGGCTTTGACGGTGAGGACGACGACGACACGCGCGGTCAGTTGCTTGCGATGGCGAATGTCACGCGCGCAGACCCGACTACGCAGTGTCTGCCCGGTCAGTGCTGGAAATTGGGCGAGCACACGCTGATGGTGTGCGGTGTGATCGAAGGTTGGCCGCAATGGGTTAAGGCACTGCACGGCGATACGACATTATTCTGCCCGTTTCCCGGGCCATTCGTGCTGGCGAGCGAGAAGGCAAAAACGCACAGTCTGTTGCTGGTGCAGCCAGACACGTATGTCGCCGGGCATATCGTGGATCGATATATTGACCTGTTCGGAAAAGATGGAGTATCGGTGTCGCAGTGATTAAAACCGGCGGAACGTGGAATCCTGAAGAACGCGGCATCTATTTCGTTGCCGCTACGTGGGAGGACTTGGACCTGACGGAGCAGATGCATCAGCAGTTATTGCTGGCGGTCAATGTGATTCGGTCAGATGGAATCGAAAACCTGCGTCAAGGAATTGCGGACGGTACAAAAGTATTCATAGACAGTGGTATCTACGATCTCAACTCGAAATATGCGGCAGCACGCGGGATAGAGGTCAAAGACGCTGTGGCCACAGCACCAGAGCATGTCACAGGCTTCGATGCACTTTGGGATCGCTACGTGGAAGTCGTTCGAGCGATAGGCGATATTTCGTGGGGCTATGTGGAAATGGATCAAGGCGGGCGAGAGAACAAGATTCGCTTGCGTACCAAACTGGAAAACTTGGGCCTTCGACCAATCCCCGTATATCACCCATTGTCGGATGGCTGGGATTACTTCGACTACTTGGCAGAACGCTACGACAGAATTTGTCTTGCGAACGTTTCACACGCGAACCGTGGCGAGCGCAAGAGGCTGTTGGCAACGATTTGGGAGCGCCGGCAGAAATATCCGCACTTGTGGATACATGTACTCGGTCTCACGCCCACCGATCACTGTATCTCATATCCGGTTGAGTCGATGGACAGTAGCGCATGGATGAACCCGGTGATCTACGGCAGTCGTGGCGCAGCACTGCGTGTAGCGTTGTCACGATTCGACAATGTACCGCTTGGTCTTATCTACAGCCGCGACGTTGCTGCAGATCATAATATGGGCGGCAGCGCTGCAAGTGCATTCTGCGCGTACGATGCCATGCACTTGGCGAGGAACTTGAAGAACGTCATGGCAGAGTACAGGCGCGTGCTATGACCGAGGGTCCCGATGCAGACGCAGCGCGGCAAGCAATCGAAGTGGCGACCCGCTTATCACTGCGCGCCGTGGGACTTGACGACGCACCCGGCATGGATGAGACCCCCGCAAGGGTGGCCCGTATGCTGGTCGACGACTTATGGGCAGGCATTTTCACGCCCGAACCCGAAGTCTGCGAGTTTGATATGGGGACAGACTTGGATCAGGTGTACGCGGTCGGACCTATAACCATTCGCAGCACTTGCGAACATCACTTAGCCGCGATCTACGGCACGGCGTACATCGGCGTGCACTGCGAGAACACGGTACTCGGCTTGTCCAAGTTCGCCCGCCTTGCGCAGTGGGTTTTCGCTCGACCCATTGTGCAAGAGCGGGCGACGCACGAACTGGCGCACTTGCTCTACAATCGATCCAAGGCGCGGGGTATCGGTGTCGTAGTACGTGCGACGCATGACTGCATGAAAATGCGCGGCGTGCGCGAACCTGCATCGACTATGGTGACGAGTGAAATGCTCGGTACGTTCCGCAGCAACGGTGAGGCGCGCGCGGAACTCATGAAATTGTGGAACGCGCAAGGTTTATGATCTACGCCGAACGCTACCACGATATAAGTTGCGGGCATCGCGTGTACGGTCACGAGTCGAAGTGTGCGAACCTGCACGGCCACAACTACCGTATCCACTTTTCGGTTCGTGGGGAACTGGATGAGTTGGGTCGTGTTCTGGACTTCGGCGCAATCAAGGAACGGCTGTGTCAGTGGATTGAGGATACGTTCGACCATCGTTTCCTGATCTGGAATCAAGACCCGGACGCCCGCGCCTTGTACGCCTTGGACAACTCGGTGGTTCTATGTCCGTTCAATCCCACGGCTGAGAACATTGGTCTACACTTGCTTGAAGTTGTCGGCCCTTTGGTATTGGCGGGAACCGGCGTGCAGTTGATCAAAGTTGTCGTTGAAGAAACGCGCAAGTGCAGCGCGGTGGTGACGGTGTGAACTATCCGGTCAACGAAATCTTCGACAGCCTGCAAGGCGAAGGCGCGCGCACGGGCACGCCGTCCACGTTCATTCGACTACAAGGTTGTCCGGTCGGCTGCGCGTGGTGCGACACGAAGCACACTTGGGAAGTGGGTCGCGAAGTCAGCATCGATGCGATGCTTGCGAAGACGCATGTACCGAGCGATCAGTATGCAGTCATGTCAGAGACAGAACTGGTCGCGCAGATGCGCGCACGCACGCGCGCGGGCGGGAGTGTAGTAATCACAGGCGGCGAACCTGCGATCCATAACTTGCACCCGCTGACCGAAGCCTTATCGGATGCTTGCTTTGAGTGTCAGGTTGAAACCAGCGGCACGTTCCCGCTGTATGTGAGTGCAGCGACTTGGGTAACGTGCAGCCCGAAGATCAATATGCCGGGTGGCTTGAAACTGGATAGAGCATCAGTACTGCGCGCTGACGAGATCAAGATGCCGATTGGAAAACGCCGTGACATTGACTTGCTGCTGCAAGAAGTCTTGCCACTGGCCCGCAGGGCGCCTATCGTTTCCTTGCAGCCGTTGTCGCAATCGAAGAAGGCGACCGCACTGTGCATCGCCGAAGCAGCGAAACATGGCTGGTCGGTGTCGATTCAGACGCACAAGTATTTGGAATTGAGATAATGCCGGGACCGAAACCGAAACCCACGCACCTGAAACTGATCGAAGGCAATCGCGGCCGACAAAAACTCAACAAGAGCGAGCCAGTGCCGATTGGCGAGTTGAAGACGCCGCCTGACTGGCTGACCGATGAGCAGAAAGCAGGGTGGCAATACGCGATCAAGCACGCGCCACTCGGCTTGTTGAAGAAACTCGACCGTTCAGCACTGGCGGTATGGGTGGTCGCAGAGGACTTGCACCGGCAGGCATCCGAGCGCGTGAACCTGACCGGTTTGATTACTCGGTCGCCGGTGCAGGGCGTGTATGTGCAGAATCCTTACCTGCCGATTATCAATAAGCAGGCAATGATAATGTTGCGGGCAGCCGACCACTTGGGGTTCACTCCCACCTCGAGGTCGAGAATTCAGGTGAGCGGCGAGGGTGGTGGCAAGAAAAAAGGCAAAGCGAAAGACCCGTTCTTCTTCGACGACTAATCGCGTCACCGTCTACGCAAAGGACGTACTGGCTGGTCGCATAGTCGCCGGACCGCATGTGCGGAATGCCTGTCGTCGGCATCTGGACGATCTGAAGCGCAAGGATTTGCAGTTCGTCCCGAAGATGGCGAATCGGGCAATGCTGTTTTTCGAATCGAAACTGATGCTGTCAGACGGTCAGTTCGAGGGACAGCGATTCGTACTGCGACCATCGCAAGCGTTCATTGTCGGATCACTTTTCGGTTGGTATCGCAAGGACGGCTTTCGTCGTTTCAGGCGCGCGTACATCGAGGAAGGCAAGGGCAACGGCAAGTCACCGCTGGCTGGCGGCATTGGTCTGTACGGCTTGATGGTCGATGGCGAATCAGGAGCCGAGATTTACAGTGCAGGCGCGACCAAGGATCAGGCGGGCATCTTGTTTCGCGACGCGGTGAAGATGGTCGGGCAGTCGCCAGAACTCGATTCGCGCCTTACGCGCTCGGGCGGGCAGGGGCGCGAGTATAACTTGGCGTATCACGACACCGCATCGTTCTTTCGTCCGGTATCGCGCGAGACGAAGAAAACCGGCTCAGGGCCGCGCCCGCACATGGCGCTCGTTGACGAGTTACACGAGCACCCGGACGGCGGTGTGGTGGAAATGCTTGAACGCGGTTTCAAGTTTCGCCGTCAGCCATTGCTGCTGATGATTACCAATAGCGGCAGCGATAGGAACTCAGTCTGCTACGCCGAACACGAATGGGCGGTCAAGGTGGCAGCGGGCAATCCCGATTCTCCGACCGACCTGACGTATCTTGGCGAAGTGTTGGACGACACGACTTTCTCGTTCGTTTGCGGCTTGGATATTGACGACGATCCGCTCAACGATCCGTCTTGCTGGGCGAAGGCGAACCCGCTACTCGGCGTTACGATCACCGAGGAATACTTGGCTGGCGTGGTCGCGCAGGCGAAGAACATACCGACCAAGCGGAACTTGATCATGCGTCTGCACTTCTGCGTATGGACTGACGCGGAGACGGCGTGGCTGTCGCGCGCTGCATTAGAACCCGTGCTGGCCGACTTTGATCCTGTAATCCACCACGGAAAATTGGTGGCGCTAGGGCTTGACTTGTCGCAGGTGCGTGACCTGACTGCGTTGGGCGCAGTCGTCAAGACTGGCGAGATAGAAGTTCCCGCCATTGATAAGAACGGCAACGAAGTGGTGCTGCGCAAGCCTACGTTCGATGCATGGATAGAAGCGTGGACTCCGCGCGACACCATGCGCGCGCGCGCGGACCAAGACAAGATGCCGTATCCGTTGTGGGTCGAGCAAGGTCACTTGCACGCACCGCAAGGCGAGACGATCAGTTACCGGCATGTCGCACAAACGCTGGTTGAGTACGACCGAGATTTTCGCGTGAGCATCATCGGCTACGACCGATATGCATTCCGACGCTTTGAAGAAGATGTGAATGCACTCGGTTTGATCTTGCCATTCGTGGAACACCCGCAGGGCGGCACGAAGAAAAGCAAGCCGACGCCACAGATGGAACTGGCCGCGCGCAAGGCAGGAACGCATGTCGAAGGCTTGTGGTTTCCTGCTTCGCTGCGACTGACCGAGGAAGCCATTTTTGAAAAGCGGATTCGTTTGCGCAGGAACCCGGTGCTTATCTCCGCGATGATGTCTGCTGTTGTCGAATCTGACAAGTGGGACAACTCGTGGCTTGCGAAGTCGAAGTCGATAAACAAGATCGACGCGGCAGTCGCACTCGTGATTGCGGTTGGCTGTGCCAACTCGATCAATCTTGAAACACAACCATTGCGCTTGTTTGCGCTAGGGTGATTTATGCACAGAATGTTTTCCGTTATTGAAGTCAAAGCCGTTGACGAAGACCAGAGAATACTGCGTGGCACGGCAACGACTCCTTCACCGGATCGCATGGGCGATATTGTCGAGCCGTTGGGTATTCGGTATCGCAATCCTTTGCCGCTGCTGTGGCAGCACAATGCAAGTTCGCCAGTCGGTCAGGCAAAGTTCTTCAAGCCGACCAAGGACGGCGTGGACTTCGAGGCTGAAATTCTCGAACTCGACGAGCCGGGCGAATTGAAAAACCGTCTTGATCTGGCATGGCAGTCCGTCAAGGCAAAATTGGTGCGCGGTGTGTCGATTGGTTTTCGTGCAATCGAAACCGCGTTTATGGACAACGGTGGAATGCACTTCCTCGAAACCGAAGTGCTGGAACTCTCGCTCGTAACCATACCGGCGAATGCAGAAGCCACAATTCACACGGTCAAAGGTTTTGATGCCGTGCAGCGTGGCGCAGTACGTCTGATCCGAATTGATAAAATCGAACGTCTCACCCTTCTGCACAAGGGAGCCGTGAGACTGTCTGCAAAGCAATAACTCTTTCGTGTCACGGCCGCTGTCTGCCGCCGCTGATACCGTGAAGCGATTCCGCCCCTGAAAGGCCGAACATCGCCGGACCGCCGACAGGCGGCATTCTCTTTTCAATCTGGAAAACGACCATGAACATGGCAGAGCACATTGCCAAACTCGAAGCGACTATCGCGGACAAGCGCAAGGCAATGCAGGACATCATGCAGCGTTCGGCGGACGAGAATCGCTCGACCGACGAAGCAGAGTCGGCGGAAGTTGATACGCTGGCAAAAGAAGTGAAGGCACTCGACGCGGACCTCACGCGCTGGCGCGCAATGCAGGCAGTCGATGCGGCAACCGCAAAAGCAGTTCAGACGCCGCAACAGCCCGGCGAAGGTCAGCATGTCAGCACGCTGCAACTCAAGCGTCAGCCGCAGAAACTGCAACCGGGTATCGCGTTCGCGCGTTATGCACGCTGCAAAGGGCTGGCGTATCTCGATCACGAGTCGCCGCGCACCATCGCCAAGTCTCTTTACCCGGACGATCAGGCGCTTTATCACGCGCTCAATCGGAAGGCGGCAGTACCCGCAGCCAACACCATCGACGATACGTGGGCAGGCTACCTCGTAACCGACGGTGGCATGTTCGCTGACTTCGTAGAATGGCTGCGCCCGCAGACCATCATCGGACAGTTCGGCACGGGCAATATCCCGGCGCTGCGGCAGGTTCCATTCAACGTTCCGTTGCTCGGTCAGACTTCGGGTGGCGTGGCACAATGGGTCGGCGAAGGCAAAGCCAAGCCGCTGACCTCGTGGGCGTTCGGTCGCAATATCCTGACCCCGCTCAAGGTCGCAACCATCGCAGTCGCCACCATGGAACTGCTGCGCGATTCCAGTCCGTCAGCCGATGCGAATATCCGCGACGAAATTGCTGCGGCGGTTCGCGAACGTCTTGACATCGACTTTATTGATCCGGGCAAGGCAGCAGTCACTAACGTGTCGCCTGCTTCGATCACGAATGCAGCCACGCCGATTCCTTCCGCTGGCTCGGATGCAGAGGACGTTCGTACCGATCTGAAGGCACTGTTCGGTGCGTTCATCGCGGCGAACAATGCGCCGACCTCCGGCGTGTGGATCATGTCGTCAACGACCGCGCTGTCGCTGTCTCTGCTTCAGAATCCTCTCGGTCAGGCAGAGTTTCCGGGCATCGGCATGATGGGCGGTATGCTGTTCGGACTGCCCGCAATCGTGTCGGAATACGCAGCACGAGACACCGAAGGATCGCTGGTGATTCTGGTCAACGCGCGCGATGTCTACATCGCGGACGAAGGCGGAATCGATGTGTCGGTTTCCAGCGAAGCATCGCTCGAGATGGACACCGTACCGACCAATGCGTCGGCACCGGCGGGCGCAGTGACGGAAACCACAATGGTTTCCTTGTGGCAGACCAACAGCGTCGGCTTCCGCGCCGAGCGCACAATGAACTGGGCGCTCCGCAGAGCAGAAGCGGTTCAGTACATCGAGGGTGTAACTTGGGGTGACGCGAGTTAATCGCCGAACTTCGTGGTGAGTCCGGTGGCGGTGCGATTTGGCTACGAACGCCGCCACCGGATTTTCAGGAGAGCAATATGAGCAAGGTCGAGGTCGAATACACGCGCACGCGCAAGCGCAAGTACATACAGAAACAGTACGCGGATATTCTGGAACGACTTGGGTTGGTCAAGCGTGTGCTGCCCGAAGCGCGACCGCAACAGAAGGTGCAGTCACGGCGAACCATTTCAGGATCAGGCGATCTTAGGAGCGGTCCTGCGACAGCGGGTATTCCTGTCGCTGATGCCTTGCAGGACGCAAAGGTGGAACTGCAAGTGCAGACCGCAACGAAAGGCAGTATCAAGCCCGGAAAAAAGAAGCGCGTCTACAAACGCCGCGATCTTGAATCCGAGTAACGTCGATGCAGTTATTCGGGTTCGAAATTACGCGCAAGCAAAAGGCCGTGAGCGCAGTGCCGGATTATTCGCGCGGATGGCATCGCATCCTCGAACCGTGGAGTGGCGCGTGGCAGCACAATGTCGAGGAAGTCTACGCCGACCTGTACTGCTATCCGACATTGTTCGCGTGCATATCGGCGCCAGCACAGGACATCGGCAAGTTGCCGTTCGTGCTCGTGCGACAGACCGATGGGATCTGGCGACCCGAAGAAAATACTGCTTACACGCCAGTGCTTCGAAAGCCGAATTACTATCAGACCGCACAGCAGTTCCGCGAGTCGTGGATTCTCTCGAAGCAGCAGCACGGCAACACCTACGTCCTGAAAGAGCGCGACAACCGCGGCGTGGTCACAAGTTTGTATGTGCTCGAACCGAATCACATTCGGCCAGCGGTCAGCGATAGTGGCGCAGTTTTTTACGAGGTATGGAATCGAGGCTACTCGTGGAACCTGCCGCAACTGCCTGAGAATCGGTTCGCATCGCGCGAGTCCGGCAACGTTCTGATCCCCGCCTCTGAAATCATTCACGACCGGGCGAATACCTTTCACCATCCACTGATCGGCGTGCCGCCTGTCTGTGCTGCGTACTGGCCAGCAGTCAAGAACCTGCGCATCCTCAGAAGTTCGGCAACGTTCTTCGGCAATGGCGCTGCACCGGGCGGCATCCTGACTGCGCCTGCTGGCATGAGCGACGCAGACGCCGCTGCGCTCAAGTCGTATTGGGATACGAACTTCTCAGGCGAGAACGCGGGCAAGGTTGCGGTGATTGGCGCGGACATGAAATTCACCGCGTTCGCTGTGAAGGCTGCTGACTCGCAACTCGTCGAGCAAATGAAATACTCCGACGAGCAAATCTGCCAAGCGTTCAGAATCAAGCCGTACAAGATCGGCATTGGTAATCCACCGGGCGGGTGGAAGTCAGACGATGTGAACGTCGAGTACTACGGCGACTGCTTGTCACCGATGATTGAGTCGATGGAAAACCTGCTTGACGAAGGGCTGCGAATCTCGCTGCCACTTGGCGTCGAAGTGGATGTGGACCCGCTATGGAGAATGGACGAAGGCAAGTTGGCCGATGTGGAAACAAAACTCGTCACCGGCAAGATCAAGACGCCGGACGAAGCGCGCATCAAGTTCAACCTGTCGCCGACCGGTGGCGGCGATACCTTGTGGGGGCAGCATCAGGACTACCCGCTCGGTATGCTGCGCGACCGCAATGACCTTGCACCGACCGAGCCGCCAGAGGAACCGCCGCCAGCCGAGGAAGTTGATCCTGACGACGACGAGTTGGCCGAGCGCGTGTACACCGCGCTGATCGGCGAACCTGACCTAACCGACCTGTTCGTTGACGCCAAGTTGGACCGGCTGGCGCAGCGACGCATCGCTTGACGTTTCACGTGGATCGAAACCTCAGACGGAGGATTTAAGATGAGTCTTTCAGTGTTGTTTTTATTGGTGGCGGTGGTTCTGTTTATCGTGGCGGCACTCGGCGTTTCGGTTCCGAGAGTGCAACTCGGATGGGTAGGACTCGCGTTCTTCGCCGGTTCGTTTCTGGTATCGAGCGTCAACTTCACCGGCTGACGACAGGCACGCAAACTCACAAGGGCTGCGCCTGACGCGGCCCTTTTTTTTGGGAAGCAGGTATGGACATAGCGAAGATCACCGACGCGGTTGCGCGGGCTACCACCGAGAAACTCGCGCCGCTGCGCAAGGCGCTGTCGCAAGTCACTGACGCGCTGTTCGCGGTCGATGCCAGACTGAGCGCCCTCGAGCAAAGACCGCCGCCGCCAATCGAGCATCGCGACATGCTCGCGGCCTTGCAGTCAGACCCCGAGTTCTTGCGCGAGATCCTCGTCGATGTGCTGGCAGACATGATCGACAAGGGCGAGGTCAAGGGGCAGCGGGGCGAAAAGGGCGACGCGGGACCCGCAGGGGAACGTGGCGCACAGGGCCCTGTAGGGGCACAAGGCGAACGAGGGCCTGTAGGGGCACAGGGGGAGCGGGGTGAGGCGGGCGTCGCAGGGACGCAAGGTGAGAGCGGCACGCAAGGTCCTGTAGGCCCTGCGGGGGAACGTGGGGCACAAGGGGAACGGGGCGAGCCGGGTGTGGCAGGGACGCAAGGGGAACGAGGCCTGCCGGGCTTTGGCTTGGCAGGCGCGTTCATCAACAAGTCCGGCCACCTGATCCTGACCTTGAGCAACGGTGAGGCGAAGGATGTTGGCCCGGTCGTTGGTGAGAACGGCATGGACGGATTGGGCGTGGACAACTTCAGTGCCGAATACGATGGCGAACGCGGCATGGTTCTCAAGTTCCAAGGCGGCGGTATCGTGCGCGAGATTCCGTTGCACTTCCCCATCCCGATACACCGAGGATTCTGGCGCGACGGCACCAAGTCGAAGGCGGGCGATATGTGGACCGCGGACGGCAGCCTGTGGATCGCACGCTGCGACACGGATCGCAAGCCGTCCTACGACAACCGCGAGCACTGGACGATGGCTGCACGCAAGGGTCGCGACGCCGGCGTGCCTGCAAGTACTGAGCCGACACCTGCCAAACCGATCACGCTCGCGGATAGAAGCAGAACATGATTACCGATCTGATCACGGTCGAGCAGGCGCGCGCGCACCTGCGCATCGACGATGTGGATTCGCAAGGCGGGCCGGACGACCCGTGGCTGGAAATGGCGATCAGTGCAGTCTCAAGCGCGATTGCATTGTGGCTCAAGGACGAGTGGCGATTGTACGAAACCCAACTGGATTCGAATGGTGATGTGCTGCTCGACAGCAACGACGAGCCGGTCACAGCAACCGACAGCAACGGCGATCCTATCCTCGTGCCTGCGGTTCGCTTGGCGTGCCTGATCGAGTTGTCGAATCAGTACCGATACCGTGAAGGCGAAGGTCCGAAAATGGAATCGCTGGGTGCCATTGCGTTCAACGCGGCGCACGGTTACGTGCTCGGTCAAGGCGCGACTGCGCTGCTGTCTGCGCTGCGTCGGCCCACGGTGAGTTAAGTGAGCGGCGTAGCAGCAGGCGGTCTGCGACACAAGGTCGCACTGCATCAGCCAGTCATTCAGCAGGACCCGCTCACTGGCGAGCAGATCGTTTTGTGGGTCACGGTTGCGGACGTTTGGGCGAACGTCGAGCCATTGTCCGGTCGCGAATACTTTTCGTCAGGCGCAGAGCAGTCCGATGTGCGAACCAAGATCACGATTCGTTACCGCGACGGACTTGGTTCTGACATGCGCATTCTGTTCCGCGGCAAGTTGTATTCGATCTTCACGATCCTGCCGGACAACGAATCCGGCATAGAACATCTGACGCTCATGTGCGGCAACGGTGTGCGTCATTACGAGGTCGAGGATCCGAGCGCATGAGGTGGAACCTGCTTGCGCCGGGGCCGTCTGCGACGCAGGAACTGGCCGACTGGTTGCTCGGGCGCGCGCCCGCAGGCGTGGTCTGCAACGCTTACGAACTTGCGCCGTGGGCAGACTTCCTTGCATCAAGCGATTCAGCGTGGTGGCGTAACTATCCTGATGCCGTGAACTTCGCAGGTCGAAAGTACACCATGCACATCGGTGTGCCGGGAGTCGCGCGCGTGCAACTGCCGACCGTCAACAGTGGAGTGCTTG